GCCGTTAGTATACTCTATATCTGAGATGTTGTCTACACTAATACGCACGGTATCAGGGCAGTTTGGGAAGGTGCCATTGTTTTTCACTGTAACATAGTTACCTCGGGCACCAGTTTGGAAACCGCTAACAAGAACAAATTCTTGGTCGCGGACGGGTCGGTTGCGGTATGTACCTTTTACAACGCGGATTGCACTCATGGTTGGCTCCTTTTGTGTGCGGGTTTATCTTACTGTCTATGTGTATATTATAGCAAATGTTGATTTATTGGTCAACCGGTGCAAACATCTCTTGGCCCAGTTGCATAAAAACAACAAACGCCTGCATTGTGTGCTTGCCGTATACCAGGCTACCATGCCTCTTAATATCTTGCAGTGTTTCCAACAGGTCCATGCCCAGGAAGTCTGCTTCATTTTGTAGTTGTTTGATTGCTGTGGCGATTTGCATTGTGGGCTCCTTTTTGCTGTCTATGTGTGTATTATAGCAAATGTTGATTTATTGGTCAATTACAGCAAAAGTATTACTTTTGGAAATCAACCAGGCGCTTGACAAGAATTCCGTGTTCAGCGTCCATTTCCTCGTGGCTGAGGTAGAAGTCTGTGGTGGGGTCATAATATCGACCTTCTCGTGGATCGTAATACAACACCCGTCCTGATGCATACTTGAATGGACCTTCTAGTCCGGCACGTGGGCCATACTTTTGGCGCATCAGATCTGTTTCAAACTTGTCTGCAATAATTCGGTATCCCATGTCAGCCCCTTTTTGCTTTGTATGCCACTATTGTAGCAAAATGAGAATTATTGGTCAAGTACTACTCTAGTACTACTTTTTACTGCCATAGTTGTTGTATTACAGGGTCTGTGCTTTCGTGTGGTTTTGGCCGGCCGTGGAACACTACCACTGATGTGTCGTGTCGTATGCTTACCCCAGTGCCAGGTTTGAGATGTTTTCTTTTTGCAAAGTCAAAGCCACCATCCAAGCACTGCCAGCGATAACTTTCAAATCGAAAGTCGTCTGCAAAACGTCTTTGATTCACATCCAGTACAGCCCCTAGATAATCTTGATCTCCGGGATAACTTTTAATTGTGGTTTTGACATCTGCTTGTGAAAACTTGTGCCATATCCATGCAAAGCGATCAACATTGAACCACATCATGCTGGAGTTCATTGTGACAGTACTGCGTCGTTGTAGGTATCTAAAATCTCTAATGGTCCAAAGATAGTTGGTATCCAATTCAGGAATCCAGTCCAATGGATTTGCAATCACCACATCTAGATCAAAGTACAACAGGTTGCCTGTAAAATGCGCAGGATTAAACAACTGCATCTTGTACCACCAGGATTTTTTTGGGCCGCTGATCCCCCAATCCTCCAGGATGTGTTTGATCATGTGCGGTGGTACAGATCTGTCATGCTCGGTATACACATGCATACGAATTTCTGCAGTGAAATTTCTGCACAACATATTGTAGAGTTTTTCTACATATTGCCAATCGTATCCTGTGCCGTGTATCACACAGGCACAATCAATTATGCCGTCAGTGCTGATTCTATTCTTTTTAGCCATGTTCCTCTTTGAAGTTCATCCACGGTGTATTCTGTGTGGCAAATTTGTGTGAGCCACAGGTCCCGGTCTCGAGTGTAAGGTTGTTCTATATCCGCAAATCCTACTCCTACAGGATACGCTAAACTGGTCGAATTTACTATGGGACGCACCCCAGCAATTGCGGCCTGTATGCCCGGTCCCGAATTGTAGTTGACCAAAGCATGGCAATCGTAATGCATGTCGTAACTGTCATAGGTATTGGGCAATCGGTTTGGTATTTCCACGGTGACACCCGTGGGTAAATTGTCGAATGCTAACTTGCATCGCGGATGTGGACGTACTGTGATAGGACGATCGGTTGATTGTTTGAGTGTTGATAATGTGTTATGTAACCAATCTGTCATGTCCAACCCAGTGACCTGTAAACTACGATCGTGTTGCAAGGTAACAATGATATTGGGACGGGGATTAAATTGTGTGGCCAGGCTGATTTTTAGTTTTTGAGGGCGATCCCAATCCAAGTTATCTAAGTGTCCGTAGTAGCCGTCAGCCGTGATGTTGTTCACGGCAATCTTCCAGGTGTTGCCACGATACAATGCTCCAATTTCGATTATGATTACAGGACGACCTTGTGATCTATAGTGTTCATACACTGCCTGATTGGCAGACATCCGGCCTGCCCACAGCACTGACCAAATAATGGCCGCGTCACTTGTCATTGAATTCTCTTGTGTTTGGATACCACGGGCTTGCAGACAATCTAGTACAGCACTCATAACAGGTTGAGAATTTTTTGCACATTGCAAAGGATAATAGGCTACGTTTTTGATCATAAGTAATTTTAATGAAGTACACATTAATTACCACATTCAACGAGTCCGGCTACAAGAAATATGGACAACGCATGATTCAAACCTTTTTGCAGACATGGCCGCAAGAGGTTGAGTTGATTGTGTACACTGAAAATTGCGCCATCATGGAGTCTGCGCCCAATATTGTGGTGCGTGACATCTCTGTTGTGTCTGCCCTCACTGAGTTCAAACAACGATGGCAACATGTGCCCAAGGCAATAGGTGATATTTCAGGTGATCCTGTTCGCAGGCTGAGAAAAGATTCTGAAAAAGGATTCAAATGGAATGCCATTAGATTTGCCCACAAAACTTACAGCATTTTTCATTGTGCTCAAAATATCAGCACAGATGTGCTGATATGGATGGATGCTGATACTGTGTGCCACAGCAAGATCACTGTGGCGGATCTGGATAGACTGTGTGAACCACAGTATGATTTGTGTTTTTTAGGTCGCCGCAAAAAATTCAGTGAGTGCGGACTTTACTCAATGCGACTGGGCACCAAAGGTATCAAACGATTTCTTAAGGAATTTCAACGCATGTATGATGACGCAGACAATGGTATCTTTTTGTTGGATGAGTGGCATGACAGTTTTGTGTTTGATGCAGTAAGAAAAAACATTCCTGGACTGATTGAATTTGACTGGGCAGCCAAGTTGGGTGATCTCAGATCCAGCAAACTCAACAGTCCCGGTGAAGGGCATCCGCTGATCAATTCAGATTGGGGCGCATATCTGGATCACTTGAAGGGTGCCAGGAAAGATTTAAAACGTAGCAAACGCGAAGATCTCAAAGTCACAAGAACAGAGGCGTACTGGCAATGACCTGGATATTCTTAAACAAAAACAACGCCGACGAATACATCGAAATGTTTGCAGCCGGATCTCAAACTGTGCCCACTTGTTTAGAAACATGGCAGTACGAACACAGTACAGATCCACTAGTGCTACGTGGTATAATGAAACACAAGATTATCCGACGCTGTTGGACGGATCAAAGACAGTTCTATTACATGGACTCGGGTTATCTAGGCAACAGACCCAGCCAGACCAATCCCAATGGTTGGAAGGCCTGGCACAGAATTGTGCCCAACGATCTACAACATGGCGCTGTTATCGATCGTCCCCCAGATAGACTACAACGATTAAACGTACGGATTAGACCAAGACAAAATCACTGCAGAGACATATTGATAGTTGCGCCCGACGAAAAACCCTGTAAATTTTACGGCATAACACTAGACGAATGGCTGAAGACAACCACGGACACTATCCGGCAATACACTGACCGTCCCATACGCATGCGAGAACGTCCTGCATCAAGACAGGATCGAAAAACACAACAGCCAGAAGAGTGGTTGAATGATGTGCATGCTGTGGTTACATTTAACAGCACCGCCGCAACTGAATCTATTCTGGCAGGTGTGCCTGTGTTTGTCACAGCACCGGCTGCCAATGCAGCACGGCCAATGAGCAATTCAGATCTTGGCAAGATAGAAACACCCTGGTTCCCAGACAGCGATCAGGTACATAAGTGGGCTTGTCATCTAGCGTATGGACAATTCCATAACACAGAACTGGCCAATGGCACAGCCGCCCAAATACTCAAGGAGACTCCCAGTGCGTGAACAATATGGATGGTACTTTCCCGACATCGAAACACATTTCCCTGAAATGTTGGCCAAGAATATCAAAAAGGGTGGGCCTACAGAGTATCAACAACCGGTACGACTGCGCAGTTTGCAACATGTGAAAAACAAACGAACTGCCTTGGACATTGGTGCCAATGTAGGGTTGTGGTCACGTGATTTAACAAAACATTTTGATCAAGTGATTGCGTTTGAACCCGTGGCAATGTTTAGAGAATGTTTACAACGCAATGTTACTGCATCAAATATCACAGTAGAGACCGTGGCCTTGGGTGATCAAGAAGGACAGGTGCGCATGATAATCACAGAAGGCAATACAGGCCACACTCACGTAGATCCCACCAGTACCGGTGGCGATACTCGTATTATCCGACTTGACAGTTTAAACTTGCAGAATGTTGACTATATCAAGATCGACTGCGAAGGGTTTGAATACCGTGTGTTACAAGGTGCAAAAGAGACTATACAACGCTGCAGGCCTGTTGTGGTGATTGAACAAAAGCCGCACGAAATGTATTCAAAGGACTATGGGCAGTTTGCCGCAATTGGATTGTTAGAGGACTGGGGTATGGTCCGGTTAGATCAAGTTAAAGATGATTGGATCATGGGATGGCAATGAAGATTGGATAATGAAGTGGACCAAATAAACAAAAACAATTACTCTATTGATTATTTCCACAACAGTAAAATAATTGGAGAAATGCCGCCTTTACCAATTCCAGGTTCTTGGCAAAAATTTCATAGAGCCAATCTAATCAAATGTTCTCTTGAACAAACTGTAGGAAGTGGTTACATCTGTGAATTCGGTGTACTAAACGGCCGAACATTAAATCAAATAGCAGATTTTTTTAAAAATGAAGATGTACACGGATTTGATAGTTTTAAAGGATTGCCAGAACCCTGGCATATGACCGATGATCGAGTATTTCCAAAAGGACAAATGAGTCTTGGAGGGAATCTTCCTGAGGTTTTGCCTAATGTAAAATTAGTAGTAGGCTGGTATGACAAAACTCTTCCTGGCTGGATTGATGAAAATTCTAATGTTGTAAAGTTTATTCATATAGACTGTGATTTGTGTTCTAGTACTGAAACAGTCTTAACCTTACTTAACAATCAAATAGTTCCTGGAACAATTATTCATTTTGATGATTTTTATTGTTGGGGCAATCCGGAAGAATTTACCAAATGGCAGGATGGGGAATATCTTGCGTTACAGCACTGGATTGAAAAATTTGATAGGACTTTTGAAATTCTTCATAGAAACAACTACTTTCAGTGTGCAATTAGGATAATAAAATGAAAATTAGATTTTTTAGTGATGCATATAAAAGCAAACGGGCAAGTCATCGACTGCGTGGAGATGTGACTTGTCAAGCATTGTTAGAACAAGGATACGATGCTAAAATTTTAACCGACTGGAGTGAGGTAGATGCAGACACCATTGTTATCTTTTTAAAACGTAGTTCAGTGGCCAGTATACAACGTGCTCGGGACCAGGGTGCCAAAACCATTTACGATCTATGCGATAACAAATTTGAAGAAAAAGGTGAATACGAACCGTGTTGTCAATTGGCTGATTTAGTATCTGTTAACAGTGTTAACATGGGAATTAGTACTAAAAATTTCACGGGCAAAAACAGTATTGTAATGCCTGATCCTTATGAGAGGCCCAAACTATCTCCCAGGTTTGCACCCGGAGTAGATATAAACTTGTTGTGGTTTGGCTCGCAGAGTAGTTTTAAATTTTTGCCCATACTTGAAGTATGGTCCAGATTAGAAAAAGAAATTGGAAATTATTGTTATACCATGATCAGTGCCAAGACTGACAGAGTACTTGGTAAATTCAAATTAAGACAAGCCAAAGGTGCAGTAAGCGGTATCAACTTTGATCGCTTGGACATGCGAGAGTGGTCTTGGGAATTGCAAGGACAGTTGCTGGAGCAAACAGACATTGTGCTAATGCCCGTATTGACTGAGAATCCACGTACTGACACCAAAAGTGCCAATCGATTGATTGACAGCCTAATCTCTGGACGTTTTGTTATCACTACCCCTTTGCACAGTTATCTAGAGTTTGCACCTTACACATGGCAAGGAGATTATATTGAAGGCATTCAATGGGCTAGAAATAATCCAGAGCAAGTGTTAGATATGGTTACTCAAGGGCAAAAATACGTTGAAGATAATTACTCAGCACGAGTATTATCTAAACGATTTATAGAAGAAGTCATTGACCAACTAAGGAAATAACATGCTAGGAACAAAAAATGCTTAATGAAAAAATACAAGAAAAAATCAAAAATAATTTGCCAATCAAATTGCACCTTGGATGCGGGCCAGTTATGCTTGACGGTTACATTAATGTCGACGGAAGTCAGGCAACTCCGGAAGTGTGTGTTCAAGATATCACCGGAACATTCCCAATCCCAGATAATACAGTTGATGAAATAATATCTATCCATGTGATTGAACACATTTCAAGAAAAGATATCCCAAAGATGTTTAAAGAATGGTTGCGTATCCTTAAACCAGGAGGACGAGTGGTAACCGAATGGCCAGACACGCTAAAGGCATGCAGAGAAATTGTAAACAATCCAAAAATTTTAACATCAAAAGATCGAAAAGATATGAAACGCACCTTATTTGTATTTTTTTATGATGATTTAAAATATGACCATCCATCTATGATTCATCGCTGGGGATATAGTGTAGAAAGTTTAGGTCAGACATTTGTAGAACATGGGTTTTCAGAATGGACTTCAGAGGCAAATCAATTTGCAAAATCACCCAATGACAGTAGAATTGTTGCTACGAAATGAGAAAACACTATGAAATATTTTGATCCAGAAAAGTTTTATAAATTAGCCGAAGAACGTCACAACGAATACGTAAATGCTTCGCCGTTTGCCCATACAGTGTTATTTGATTTGTTTGATGATGATGTGTTAAAAAAAATTCATGACGAATTCCCATCAATGGAAAAACATATGGCAGGTAAAAATAATAGAACTACATTACAAAAATTAAGTTTTAGGCAGCCCGAAAAATTAAGTTTATTTGAACCAACTACTCAAAAATTTAGTCAAGAACTTAATAGTAAAGAATTTTGCGTATTCTTAGAGAAGTTAACTGGCATTGAAAATCTACAATCGGATACTTATTTAGAAGGAGGTGGCCCTCACGAAATTCGTCGAGGCGGTTTTTTAAAAATGCATGTGGATTTTAATATACACCCTATAACAAGTTTAGATAGAAAAATTAATGTATTAATATATTTGAATGATGATTGGCAGGATGAA